CCTCGTATTCAACAGCCGGAAGATCGGGAATAATCACGCCGTCAATGCCTGTTTCCCTGCATCTGCCAAGAAAATTCTCCATTACAATACGATGTAAAAGAACATAATTGTTTTTAGTTGCATTAGGATGATTTTCAACTCTAGCGTATAGATAATCACCTTTCTTAACTATAGAAATAATATTCCACATAATACTTTCTAAAATGGCGGGGCTGGAGGGAATCGAACCCCCGTTGACTCCAGCTACTCGGCTACGAGGTAGAAGCTCGTTGAGGTACAGCCCCTTGTTTATTTTGCCGTTGCTTTATCCATCTGAGCTACGGGCGCGTATGGTGCGTGCGACGGGATTTGAACCCGTATACTAGGCTTTAGAGGCCCGACCTTGAACCAACTCGGACACACACGCTAAAAATCTGTTGTATAAGATTTTGATTCTTCATCATACTTATACGAAAAAACAAGTTTACCATTTACATCGAAAGCGTCTATATATGTATAATCTGATGCAAACACATCTTCCTTTGAGAAGAAAATTTTTTCAGGGAAATCGCTATTTGATCCAACAAAATAAACTTCTTTTGATTTTGTTAATTCCATATATTTCATCACCAAGATATTGACAATATTTTATCTATTGTCAACTGTTAAATTAACATTCACTGAGGTATTTACTATGTTACCTAAAATACCTCAGTGAATCCATAACAACTATTCTATATAACCATTATCATTTGTCAACTATTTATTATCACGATTTTCCTTTGACTGTAACCGCTTCATAAAGATCGGCATATGCTTCTGATTCAGCCTTTTGTCGATCAAATTGATCTTTATGGTAATCTTTTGCCATACGTCTAAAATGTTTAGCCTTAATTCCATATTTTTCTTGTAATGCTTTAAAGGTTTCTTTTTGATAATCCTTTTCAGCTTGTTCCCGTGTTTTTGAATTACTAATATCCTTCATAACTGCAAAAATATCTTTCAAATCTTCAGGGGAAGAAGGAACGATAATATCAGAAAAATCGACAGTCATTTTAGTTTCCTTGTTGGTTATTCATTCAAACAGTTTTCGACTATTTGAAGATTGGTTTTTAATGTTGTCATTTCTTGAATAGCTTCAAACACGCTTTCAAGACCTTTTGGTAAAATAGATATACCAAAAAATTTCTTTCCTAAAAGATATAAAACAGTTGTTGTAGTTCCACCCCCAGGTAATAAAAACAATGGGGCAATAGCAACAAATTTACCAACTTGAGCAAGTTGGTTTATTGCTTGTTTCATATCGTCATCTGTAACGGTATCCAAGTTTTTAAGTTTATCTTTTAATGCTTGGAAAAACGTTTTTAACATTTTATTAGTTTCATTTTTCTCATAGTTCAATCCATTTAGCATTTTCACTGCTTTATCTTTCAATTTAGTTGCGATTGAAGTAGCAGCATTAACAACAGAAGAAAAATCTTCGTTCATCAATAATTCTTGTTCTTTTAGATAGACATTAAAATTGTCCATTATTATTCCCAATCAATATTGTCTGGAATTCCAGATTTAATTTTAGGTTTATCCCCAAAAGATGGTTTTGAGGTATTGATTGTATTTATCATTTCTTTTTCTTCTGATTCATTTTTAAGATTAACATCAAAATATCGCATTTTATCAAAGTCTACTCTAATCAATTGATTTTTAACCTTCTTCTTATTACCATATCTTGATTTAAGAAGAAGTAAAAGCTGTCTCCCCATTTCATTTAATTCCTCATTTGAAACGATAGCAACGAACCAATCTAATGTTTGTGGTAAACCGATAGATTCTGATGTTGAACTCATATCCGGGTTCTGTTTATTCATACCATCACGATTAACTTGAGTTGCAGTTAGAAACGGAACATCAAATTCAACCGCTAAACCTCTCAATTCTTCAGCAATCGATTTCACTACTGTATATGAATTAGCACTTGAACTGTTACGATACTTAGCACTAGCACAAATATTGATATAATCGACAATAACTATATCAGGTTCAAACTTTTTCTTAACTTTCAATTCTTTCAATAAATGTCGAAAATGACCTGAATGTCCTTGTCCGGTTGGGTATTCTTTTACAATAAGTTTCCCAACAGTTCTTTCTTTTATCTTTTGTAACTTACTTTTGAATATTTCAAAATTTAATTTAGGATTTTTTAATTCATCCGTAGTCATATCAAGAACGTTAGCATCTATCCGTTCTTGAATAGCTTCTTCAGACATTTCAAGAGTGATATAGAGAACGTTCTTCCCGGCTTTTAACCATTCACCAGCTTGAAAACAAAGAAGAGACGATTTACCTACATTAGGCCCTGCAATAAATGCATTTAATGTTTTAGATGGTAAACCACCATTTGATAAAATGTTCAATGCTTTTAACGCAAATTGAACACGATTTTCTACATTCGTATAATATTCATAACGCTTTTCAAAATCTTCAAAATAATCAGAACCGATAGATGTATTGAAACTGATAGATAATGCTTCTTCCATGATTTTTGGAATAGCATGTTTATCTAACTTTTCATCGTTCCCTTCGATTATAGAAATTGATTGATAAAGCGCATTGTATGTTGCTTTATCAATACAATACTTTTCAGTTTCATCAAAAAGCCAATCGGTATCAGGAATTTCTTTTCTGTTTTTATAAATAGACTGTAAGAAATCAATTGATTCCTGAAAAATAGATTCGTTTAATTTTTTACCTTGTAAAGAAACAACCATAGATTCCATAGATGGAATCTTTTTGTATTTATCAAAAATTTCGCAATAAAGGTTATAAATTTCTTTTGACGCGCCGTCGAAATAATCTGACTTTAGGAATGGATAAACTTTTCTAGCGTATTCTTCATTATAAAGTAAACTTTTCACGATTGATGATTCAATCGTTTCCAAGTGATTTTCTCCTAATAAATTTGTGGTGTGAGTGTATCACACCACAAAAATTTTTATTATTCTTTGTATCCTAAAACTTCACCAGTCTCTTCATCAATATCCAAATTATCCATAATAATTTCATCTTGATCAATAGTGAACGTTTTTGGATTGTGGAGAGAGTAAAGTTTTTCGGCTGCATCTTGAAACGAATCAAGAGCTAATAATGGTTCCCAAAATTCAGGTGTTTCTAGATCAGATTTTTTCCATAAGATAGATTCAGGTTCACCATTTTCATCTAAAATGTATGGTCTAGTATAAGAGCGATTACTAGGACGTTCTACAAATCCTGTTGCTACCGCAATATCCAATAATCCAGAATATCTGGCAATACCACCTTCAAATGTTACTGTAATTGGTAAAGCTGATTTTTCTTTGATATAACGATTTTTTTCTGCATTGATTACGAAATCAAACCCTTTTAAACCGCCGCCTTCGTCTTTTTCTTTAAGCTGGCGTTTACCCATGATTGCTACTGTATGAGAGCTTAACATCCATCCCTGACCTCCTGACATAACTTTCTTACTATACATTTCAATCGTATCGTAAGTATGTTGAATTCCAATGAACCAAATATGTTTTGTGGTTAGATAAGGGGTTATGATTCTAGAAATACTTTTACCCGCTTTTGCACGGGTCATATCCATAGCGTCATTACCTTTTTTAGCATCTTCAACTTCTTTTTTAGATGCAAGATTTCCTAATGAATCCGTATACATAAAAACATAATCATCATCTTTTATTTCTTCTAATTTTTGAGCAATATCAAATTTGTATTCTTCAAAATTAGTAACCGGACAATGCAATATTCTTGTTGTATCGATTCCAGCATCCTCAAAATAGACTGGAAGTGAACCGAATTCTGAATCATAGAAAATTATGATTCCTTCAGGGTATTGTTCCTGAAACGCCTTCAAAGCCACCATAGATAGGTTTGATTTAAAATGCCTAGAAGGACCTGCGATCATGTGCATTCCAGGCATCATAGCCCCGTCAAGGCGTCCTGAGTAGAACAAATTCATCAAGGGTACGGGTAGGTTTATTTCATATCGTTTAGAGAAAATTTCAGATTCAGCCATGATGGCGGCTTTAGAAAGAACGGATGCTTTTTGCATCCGTTTCATTAGACTTGACATTCGTAATTCCTATTAGTGAATGATTTGATTCTGAATCTTTTCAATATCATCACTAATAAAAATACCACGGTTCTTACATTGACAGTTATTAATTCAGAGAGTTTGTAAACGCTTTATATCAATTTTTTAGCATTATCACTTAACAGCGATAATATTATGTTATGTATCGCATGTAATTGTGAGTCCTGAATATTCGTTCTTGACTGTATGTACATAGATTGAATATAAGGATCATTAAAGTAAAAAATTGTACTATAGATAGGATAATCAGATTCTAATTCATACCCTAACGTTTCATAATCAAATAAAACATCAGTTAGAAACATCATATTATCGTCATATGATTGAAATTCTATTTCAATCATTGAAATATTTCCAATTGAATTAGAATCTATAACCTCCATTTCGCAAGATTTTTTTTCGAAAAATTCCCTTAGTTCAAATACATCTACATCAGGATTTGAAATTTTTACTTTATACATCCAGTTTCTCCTGTACTAAATTTTCTACTTCTTTAATGAGTTGATCAATATCGTTTCCGCTATTGTTGATAACATATTCACATTCTATCTTATCAACAAAACTTTCTGATACGTGACCCATTTTTTTAGATTCTGATTGAATTGAATTGACTATTTTTATTAGATAACCATCATTTTCAATAATGTGATTAGATTCGTTAGGGAATCTAACGTCTGTGAAAATCACGTCACTTTTTGGCGCTATTTTTGTCCAAAAGTCTATATCAACATGGTTACGAAAAAATTCAGTACCAACTAATTGAAAAATAACTCTAGGGGAAATTTTGTATGTA